TGACAGTCCTTCAGATTCAGACTTTGGAAGACTGAGTGGAAGTGACAAAAGAGATAAGGCAATGACAGAGGCAACTAATCGTGCCAAAGCAGAGCAAGAAGCTAAGTCAAGGCAAAGTACGTTTAACGATTATCAAGGAGCAACGTAAAGCAGCATCAAAAGGTATTGATGTAATGATAAGTCCTCAGAAAGCAAAGACAGTCAGAGAAAATGCTGGTCTTGCTATGGACTTAGATGCCAAGGCTAAGAAGTCAGTAATAAATGTACCTGTTCCAACTATTGGTACTGTAGCCATGAATACTATCAGCAGTATAAATTATAAGAACCAAGCCAGTGTTTTAAGGTCTGGTGGCAGACCAGTATATGACTCCAAAGATGGTTCGTATCAGGGAGTTGTCGGTACAAGTAAAATGGGTGTATCGACATATTCTGGTAATCCTGATTTCAGTCCTATAGGCAGAGATGACACAAGCAGAACTGCATCAGGTTCTTATTCAGTATCTAAGATGGACAGTGATAGTGGTAATGATAGTTCACCTCCAGCCACATCTCCTCCAAAAGATGTAACAGAACCTATTAAGAAAAAGACACCTACGTTATCTACGGCATCAAGGCGTGCCATGTTATCTGGCAGTGGTGGTGGAGCATCTAGAAGAAATCTTTTATGAAGCTAGACTACAAACCCCCAGGTCAAGTAGCCAAGTCATTTATGAAAGATGGATCATTTGTTCGTGGTATCAGAGGTCCAGTTGGCAGTGGTAAGTCTGTTGCTTGTTGCATGGAGATCATGCGTAAGTCTGTATCTCAAAAGCCAAATGACCAAGGTGTTAGAAAGAGCCGTTGGGCAGTAATCCGTAATACAAATCCTCAGTTAAAAACCACAACAATTAAAACATGGAGAGATTGGTTTGATGATGATTTAGGTCGTTTTGTCTGGTCTCCACCATATACACATAATATTTGTTTTGCCTTGGGGGATAAAACCACAGTTGAACTTGAAGTTATCTTTTTGGCTTTGGATAAAACCGAAGATGTAAAAAAGCTATTATCTTTGGAGCTAAGTGGTGTTTGGGTCAATGAGGCTAGAGAGATAAATAAAAATATAATAGATGCGTGTACTATGCGTGTTGGTCGATTTCCTTCAATGCGTGAAGGTGGTCCAAGTTGGTATGGTGTTATTATGGACACAAATGCTCCAAGTGAAGATCACTGGTGGGGCATTGTAGCTGGAGAAGTTGCTGTACCAGAATACATGACAACAGATGAAAGATTGTTAATGGTCAAGCCTGATGATTGGAACTTCTTTTCTCAGCCATCAGCTATGTATGAAAAGAAAGACGATCATGGTAATTTATCTGGATATACACCCAATCTTAAATCAGAGAACAGAGATAATCTACAAGCAGAATATTATGATAAGATAATCCTGGGCAAGTCACCATCTTGGGTTAAGGTCTATGTATTGAATGAGTATCAGGCATTGATGGACGGCAAACCAGTTTATCCTACATTCAGACGAGATACTCATGTATCAAAGGATCCGTTATCTCCTTCGGATCAAAGTGATGTAATTGTTGGCATAGACTTTGGACGATCACCCTCAGCAGTCTTTTGTCAGCAATTACACTCTGGGAGATGGATAGTATTCCATGAGATAATTGGTAAGGACATGGGAGCTATTAGATTTGCTGAGATATTAAAAAGGGAGATATCAAAGCATCAATGGGATAAACTTACATTTAAATTTATTGGTGATCCTGCTGGAAACCAAATGGCACAGGTCTCAGAGCATACTCCATTTATGATGTTAAGAGCTGCTGGAATCTCTGCGTACCCAGCTCCAACAAATGACATATCAGTTAGAGTGGAAGCCGTTGAATCTGTGATAAACAGAATGTCAGATGGATTGCCGTCAATAACTGTAAGTCCTACTTGCACCAGTTTGATCTCAGGATTTGAAGGTGGCTATCAATATAAACGTATGTATTACATGGGTAATGAAAGATATGAGGAAAAACCTGACAAGAATAGGTTCTCACATTGTCACGATGCACTGCAATATGCCTTTCTTGGAGGTGGTGAGGGCAGAAAAGTCATGCTTGGACCTCAAACACCTACCTCCCCCACTACTGTTGAGAGAGTAAGTAATCCATTTGCACGATTAAAAAGACGTAATAGCCGTTTTGGGAGGCAAAGAGCCGTATGAAATGGATAATATGCTTCTGTGACAGTAAGAATATAGGATTATGGAAACTTTTTACTAAATATCGTGTTGGCTTTACTCATGTTTACGCAGTTAACTACGATCCTGAGCTAGATATATGGAAAAAGGTAGAGATAACCACTAATGGCTTTGATTTTCAGACATTAAAAGGAGAAAAAGCCACAGAATTAGTTCTGAATATGCATATGTGTAATACTTGCGTTGAAATTGACGTAAAAGACCACCCTATCTACATTCCAAGACTATTTTACTGTGTAAGCTTTATCAAACATCTATGTAATGTCCGTAAGTTTTGGATATGGACACCTTATCAATTGTATTGTGAATTGCTTAAACGAAAAGGTTCAATCATTTTTGACGCAAAAGATTTATTGGAGACCTCACATGGGTAGTCTATTATCAACACCTAAAGTCGCACCTGATCCAGAGTTACAAGCTAAAAAAGCTGAACAAGAACGTATTAATAAAGAAGAAGCTGACAGACAAGAGTTTCAACGTACTGAACGTATCAGAAAGACTGCATCAAACAAAATAGGTAGTCGTTCATTGCAAAGCAGTGAATTAGAAGATTTTAGTGGTTACAGAAGAAAAATGATGGGAGACAAAGACAATGCGTAGCGATACTGGTGGTGATGCAAGTCCTAGTCCTTCTGCTCAGACTGGAGATCGTGCAGAATACGAAAAGGTAATGAACAGATACAAGAAAGCCAAAGGTAAATGGCAGAATTGGTCTGATATATGGGAAGAAATTTATGATTACGTTTTGCCACATAGAGAAAGCTTCTTTGGTGAGTTTGCTGGTCAAAGACGTACAGAAAATATATATGACGAAACGGCAGTAACTGGTCTCCCTAGATTTGCTTCAAGACTTCAGCTTGGCTTTTTTCCTCCAAATGGTCGTGCTTTCAAACTAGCCCCAGGTCCTGAGTACCCTTCTGATATGATCTCAACTCAACTCCTCAAAGAGCTTGATGACATAACAGAGTTGCTCCATGAAGGATTACGTAACAGTAATTTTAACTCTGAGTTTCATGAGGGATTGCAAGACTTGGGCATAGGCACGATGAATATGCTTGTTGAGTCTGGACGTTTTGTTGGTGATCTCCATTTTACTGCCGTACCACCATCTAATGTTGCCTTGTTATCTGGAGCAATGGATCAGGTTACTGATTGGTTTAGATGGAATAATGAGTGCGACATAACAGACATTAAGCTTAGATATCCTCAAGCAGAATATTCTAATGAAATGGCTATGACTCAGAAAAGAGACCCTAGACGTAAGACTAGAATTATCGAAGCCACCATGTATGACAGTGACGATCAGTTCAAAGATGAATACACATATTATCTTATATCTGAAACTGACAAGCATATCTTATCTAAGCAGAAGCTGGTTGGTCGTGGATCATTACCTTGGTTAACGACACGTTGGTCAAAGTCAGGAATGGAAGTATGGGGCAGAGGTCCAATACTACAAGCTATGCCTGCAATAAAGACATTGAATCTCACAGTGCAGCTTATTCTTGAAAATGCTGAAATGGCTATAGGTGGTGCATATGTTTACGATGATGATGGCGTATTTAATCCTGATAACATAACCATTCAACCTGGGACATTCATACCTAGAAGTCCTGGGAGTTCATTAGAATCTTTACAGAGTCCAGCACGATTTGATGTTGGACAATTGATCTTAGAGGATATGAGAAGAAATGTCAGGAAAGCTTTGTTTATTGATGAGCTTGATTCAAGACCAAATGCAAAGACACCCCTATCAGCTACTGAAGTATCAGAAAGACTTGCAGATGTAGCAAGAGATATGGGAGCAGTTGCAGGACGTATGCAAAAAGAGTTCTTGCACCCATTGGTTGAAAGAGTTGTGGCTATCTATTCTGAACAAGGTATTCTTGATATACCAAAGGTTGATGGTAGAGAAATAAGAATAGTACCAGTATCTCCATTACTGAGGGCTCAAGATCAGCAAGACGTAGCTGACTTTGTAAGATTCCAGCAAACAGTTGCCGGTACATTCGGTCCAGAAATAACACCAGCATTATATAATCAGGAAAAAGTAATCAAATATTTGGCATCTAAGTTTGGTGTCAAAGAAGAACTACTTGCAAACAGACAAGAGGTTCAAGGCAATATTGATATGGCTATGCAGTTAATGCAACAGCAAGGAATGGGACAGTGACAAAGGAGAAAGTAAATGCCTCGATTGATGGTCGTTCATACACTACTGAAGTTGAAACTGATCTTAATAGTAAAGCCTATGCTCTTTTTGGTTCGGGGATTGGCAAACTGTTCATTCAGTATCTGGAAAATATTACAACGAATAACATTCACAGTTCGGGATTGGGAATTGAACATCTTGCTCACTATGAAGGTCAAAGATGGATCGTAGCTTTAATTAAACATAGAACAGAAATGGGTAGAAAAAATGGCGAGTAAACCAACAAATCCAAGTTTATATGCAAGAGCAAAAGCAATAGTCAAAGCTAGAGTGAAGAAATGGCCTTCAGCATATGCTAGTGGGCAGTTGGTTACTCAGTATAAGAAAATGGGTGGCAAGTATAGATCAGCATGAGTTTAACTAAGTGGTTTAATGAAAAGTGGGTTGATATATCCACAAAGAAAGATGGTAAGCACCCAGCTTGTGGCAGAAAGATGGGAGATGGCAGAGGTTATCCTAAATGCGTACCATCAGCTAAAGCCAATAGAATGAGTGTAAAACAAAAAAGACAAGCTTCCAATAGAAAGAAATCTACTAATCCTAGTGGTGGTGGCAAGAA